CTGGCCAGGCAGAGTTTCCGGCACTGTCCAAAATCGGCAGAAAAAATTTTTGAAATCCTGATAAAAAAGGCGTTGAAAATTGAAATTTTTTATTTACTATAACTGACATGGACTTTACCCCTAAGACTTTACCGACAAATCTAGAAGCCGAACAGGCTGTGTTGGCGGCTGTGTTGATGAATAATCGCGCATTGGAACGCGTTTCCGATTTTTTAAAACCTGAACATTTTTCACACCCAGCGCACCAAGAAATGTATCGTTTGGCATTGCGTAAGTTTTCTATGGCCGAAGAATTCGATATCATCACAATTAAAAATTACCTGCAACAACAAGGTATTTTGGATTCTGTCGGCGGTATCGATTATTTGACCGAGTTGTCCAGCGCCGGCGCAACAGTTGTTAATGTCGAACAATATGGACGCATCGTTTATGAAAATGCTATGCGACGCCAGTTAATTGAACTGGGGCAATCCATTATGGACGATGCATATATCGAAGATTTGGATAAACCTGTGGCACGTCAATTAGAGGTCGCAGAACAAAAGTTGTTCGAAATGGCGTCCAGTGGTGTCGCAGAACACGAACCAACAACGATTGGAAATGCTTTGCAATCCGCATTAGAAGAAGCACAAATCGCGTACCAGGCAGATGGGACATTGTCTGGTTTGACAACAGGATTAACCGAATTGGACAAGTCTATTAGTGGTCTGCACCATTCCGATTTAATTATTATTGCGGGACGTCCCGCCATGGGTAAAACAACACTGGCAATGAATATCGCATTCAATGCGGCAAATGCAATATTAACAGGACGCGCAAATTCACATTACAAAGGTGCGGTTGCATTTTTCTCGCTTGAAATGTCTGCGCCCCAGTTGGCGACACGTGTTTTGTCATCACAAACAAAAATTCCGGCGACATCTATGCGTGAAGGTTCGCTGACCGATGAAGAATTTTTGAAAATGACCCAATATTCCAAGGCTATTTCTCAAACACCGTTGGTTATCGATGATACCGCCGGTATGTCTGTACCAATGATTCGCACCCGCGCACGCAGATTGGCACGCAAATACGGCGGAATTGCTTTGATTGTAATTGACTATTTACAGTTGATGATGTCACCTGGTGGAAAACGCAGCGAAAATCGCGTGCAAGAATTGTCTGAAATTACCCGCGGATTAAAAATGCTGGCCAAAGAATTAGATGTGCCGGTTATCGCCCTGTCCCAGTTGTCACGCAGTGTCGAAATGCGCGATGATAAACGACCACAATTGGCAGATTTACGTGAATCTGGTTCTATTGAACAAGATGCCGATATTGTTATGTTCACATATCGTGAAGAATACTATTTGGATAATCGTGACCCATCACAGAGAATTTCAACCACAACATCACAAAACAGTGTTGAAACGTGGCAAAAACGTCTGGAACGCGCACGCGGCAAGGCAGATGTTATCATCGGCAAAAACCGTCATGGCCGTCCAGAAACTGTGCATTTGGCTTTCTTGGGCGATTATTGTTTGTTCGATAATTTGGACGAAATGGCGGCGCGGACAATGGACGCACCTTTGCCGGGTGATTTTGGAACAAACACACAAAATAATGTTGATTCTGGGCCGGCACCAACAGATGATAATGCGGGTGTTGATGTTTCGGCAATTCCTGATGATATTGCACTGTAATTTTTAATGCAGATTTTACTTGCCAAATATTTAAAAATTGACTAAACTTTTGTCAAGTATTTAACAGGAGTACCAACTATGGCACAAGAAGAAATCATTTTTCCTAATAATATTAGAACTATCCGTTTGAATAACGGTATGAAGATGACGGAATTGGCACGCAGAACAGGATTAAGTCTGTCGGCGGTGTCCAAAATCGAAAAAGGCGTGCGTCGTTTAAACCAAAAACAGTTGCTGAATATATGCAATATTTTGGGTTGCAAACTCTCTGATATTTTCATCAAAGAATCCGATGCAGTTGCAGGTAAATGGCAAACAGAAATCAAACGCCGTTTAAATGATAATGAACATGGTGGTTTAAAGGTGTTTGGTTCGGGTCTGCGTAAAATTCGTCAAATCAAAGGAAAAACTATTGCCCAGGCGGCACGCGATGCAGGTATGACTTTGTCTGTGTATCACAAAATCGAAATCGGCCAACGCGAAATTTATAAAAACGAAGTTGAACCTTTGGCTAAATCTTTTGCGATGTCGGCAAATGAAATGTTTGATAAAATCGCAAATTTATATAAATCTGGCGAATTGACCAAACAAATCAACAAGGTCAAAGAACGCGTTAAATCTGTATTGATTCCTGACAATCCTGTATCTGGGATTGATATGCACGACGGTTTGTATGGTGCAAAATTGTATGACAGTGCGCGTCGTAAATTGGTTCCGGTGTTTGGCTCACCTGCGGGCAAATCAATTTCTTTCAAGAAAAACGACAAGGTTATGATTGTCGCACCGGCTTCATTAGAAGGTCGCAAATCTATTTATGCGGTTATACCAAATTCAAAACGCAGTGGTGGATTTATCCCGGAAAAATCATACGTCTTTGTTGATGCGGCGCAACCTGCAAATGTTGGCGATTTGGCATTGTGCATGAATGCGGATTTTTCAAAGTTAAATCCTGATGATGTTGTTGATGCACATATTGCGGTGGTCCATAGTGATTCCAAGGGCAAAATGTATGGCGCATTGGTTGATCCCCAAGAAAAAATCAGCGCAACAACTATGCACAAAGTCGTTTTGATTTTGACCGAATAATTTTTATACGGAGAGAGAATATGAAACCAAAAGCAAATCTGGTCGCACAAAGATTGGTTAATCTGTATCGCCAAGAGCATGTTATATTGGGTGGCTGGGCCGCGTTAAATCCGGTATTTGTCCAAGAAGCCACAGACGATGTTTTGGACGAAATGGCAGATTTGCCGACTGGTAAATTATTGGTTCAACATATTAAAAATCTGCGCAGTGGTAAAACACCAATGGATTCAATCGAACGCGATTTGTTGCCATACGGTGGTTTGATGGGCGAATCTGGTGCATCAACCCCAATGTCAAACGAACAATGGCACGAATTAAGTGATGCATTGAATAATTTTGTTCCAAACCAACAAGGTCTTGAAAATCTACAAAAATTAGATGTTGTAAAAAAATTCGGCGACGAGTGGTTGGTTGGAATTAAAAACATGCTGTCTGGGGACACAGAATTGGCTGAAAAATGGAAGGTTGTTATGCAAACTTGGCGTGCATATCATTTATGGGATATGGCAACCCAGATAATCAGCCAACCATTAACAGAACGTATGCGCGCACAAATCCAAGCCGATATGCCAGAATACGAAACTTTCTTGCCGATGTTTGCAGAACCTGGCAATCAGTTGTTGGCAAAATTGCGTTCTTTTATGAGTGATAAAAAACGCCCAAGTTCAACCGATAATTAACATTATTCGCCCTGCTCTGTATTTTCTGTGCGATATATTGTATCGGTGGTGTGTGGTGTGCCGATATATATTATTGTGCCATGGGGCGACAAAATAAAATCTAATTCACGCAATCTTTCACGCAGTGCCTCGCGTTTTTGTGGGGTGTTGCATGTATTTGGAACCTCTACGTCATCACATATTATTAAATCTGCACGCATACCTGTTATATTACCATGGATTCCTTGGCATACAACCGATGGTTCGCGAATACCAATTGGACGATTTATTGTTATTTTATCTGCCGACCATTCTTTTTTCGATTTTGGAATTAAATCTGTGCAAAACGGGTGGTTTTCCAATATATTTTTTATATGTGCCACCATGCGTGATGCCAATGCGGTGTGTGCAGATAAAACCAAAATTCTGGTTTCTGGGTGTAAATATAAAACACATGCTGCAAAAATTCCAACAACTGTTGATTTGCCAGAATGACGAAATGCCATCAGCAAACCTTTACGATTATTAGATTCCAATACACCAAATAAAAATTTTAACATTTCGTAATGATGATGCGGTGTTTGGTATCCCAAAATTTTGTTCCATTGGTCTGCAAATTGTAATACAGGATTCATCGCTTTTATCCAACAATTTTATCAACACGCGACAACCAAGATTTTAATAAATTTGGTTTTTTGGCGGATACACCAGATATTTTTGCCAAATTAGAATTCTTTTTTTCATTATATGGTTCGGCAATTTCATCACGCAATCTATTTAATACCGCGCCAGATGTGGTGCTGGACGCACTGACGCCGGATGCGCCATATTTTGCGCGTTGTGTTGCCAAGGCTTTTTTTATTAAATTTGTTTTTGCGCGTTCGTCTTTGGCAATTTGTTGTAAAATTTCTTGCCGTTTATTGTTTAATGATTTTTTGTTTTTTTGATAATTCAAAACATCTGTGACATCTGATACAAGTTGTCCCATTTTAAACTCCTTTGGATTAAATTTCATATTGTCCGTAAATTGTGACAGATAACACCGTAATTGGTTCAGGTTCATTACCACTGATTTGCCATGGTGATATCGATACATCAATTTGCGAACCTAAAAAATTCATAGATATATCGCCAGAAAAACCACTGGACGACGCATCATAAATTTCGTTTGGTAATTCCAGGCGCATATTGTTTATAAACGCCCCTTTGGTTTCCATCAGCCGTAAATTGACTTTGCGTAATCTTAAATGTTTTGGTCTGTGTCCTGAAAAAGACAAAGGTAATCCAGATGCGCAAAATTCTATATCATGCGTTCCAGAATCTGTCAATGCGGTGCCAGAAAACTTTGCTAATTTATATGTGCCTGTGTTTTCCAATACAACATACGTTGTGTTTCCTATGACCACAACAGATTTAAATTTTGCATACGAACTGTACCGCGACCATGCCGAAATACCCAAACCAACATTTTGATTTAATACCGCCATGGTGCCATCTGCATTTACCAAATATAATTGTTTTAACTCTTTGTTATACGTAATATCCACAGGCGAATTTAACATATGTTTTGAAAACAAACATAAATCATCAGCATTATACCTTTCGCCAAGTGTATCCAATGACAATTTGCGAATATCACGCAGTGTGCTGGATACAAATACTGTATCACCTTCGATTTTTTGTGGTGGTAAATTACATATGGTTGGGCTGCCAACGGTGGTGTGTTGAACTATATTCATACTGGACGGTGTGACCGGTTGATTGGCGATTGCCCATTCACCCGCAGATGTTAAAACCTGTAATTTATCACTGCTGATTAAACTGCAAACTTGCTGACGTTCTTTGGATAACAAAGTTGTTGAAATTGCCTCGTCATCTAAGCCAGAGCCCGCATCAAAATTATGATAATCACCAACATGCGACATCCATATTCCCCCAGGTATTGCGCGTGTTCCACCAAAAACTAATCTGTCTTGGTGAAATGTGATTGCAATTGGCCAACCATGTTTATCATCAAATGCACTTTCCAACCAATCTGTCACAGGGGCAGCCGGCAAAGTATATTCAATTGTACTGGTGGCATAAACGACTGTGGGACTTATATATTCTGTAATTTGCCAATTTTGGTTATTAAACCGCAATGTTGTTCCAACATTGTCTGGGGTCCAATAATTTGCAGATGCAGTTAATATTGCAGATTGTACGCCATGAATTCCGGCGGTGACAGATATGTTGATACCATACATATCATCATATTTCATAAATGGCATACGCGGATATACACCTGTGGTGTCGTAAAAATTAAATTTATCCAAAGTAAAATCATTTCCTGATTTTTTAAATACATATGGACAATAATCAGGCTGAACAAAAACCAACGAATCACTGAAACCGGCGCATTGTAAATGTGTAAGTGCAGATTCTGGCCATGGGGAACTTATTATTTTCAACAATGTATCATTTGAATATACGGATACAGTATTATTTGAAAACACCAAAATATAATGTTCTGTATTTGAAATATCATATGAAAAAATACGTGAAAAACCTGGCAATATGGCGACATCAACCAACCCGGCGCGACGCGTTAATCCCCCACCAGACAATACGTCCATATTTTCCAAACGTGACAGACCATAAATATCTTTGTTCAAATAAAATTCTGGCGCAATTTCACCATGCGCAAATGAATTTTGCGTGTGTATAAATTCTGTCATTTCATTTCCTTTTTTTTAATATTTAAAATCGTGCGTCTATCAAAGAAAATTGCCTGACCCCGGTATTAATATCTGCGGTGGAATCAATAAATTTCGCGTTTTGATATTCTGCGTCGTATAAGTTAATTAATATCCGCAACATCTGTTGATTGCCGGTCAAAGGCACACAAAATTCTATTGCCAATTTTGTTGCCGCCAATGATACAAAATAACTGGGGAAAAATTCTGGTTCGACACGTTGCAAAGCCAATATTTTTACACTTTGCGACCGCGATAAGATTTTATTGCCAACAATACGTCCATCACAACGCAATATACGCAAGACATTTGATGGTATTATAAATTCATCATTTTCATTTTTTTCAATTTCAAAATTTTTTGATGCAAAATGCCAAGGGTGTGTTGATATCAACGAATCAATCGTTGTGTCGTATAAGGTTCGCGCCAATTGCGCAGATGCGGTATCTGCATTTATCGATGTTAATGGTTGTTCGCCTAATTTTAATAATGCCATAGAACATAAATCTTGTTTAGTGACCATATTGAAATCCTTTGTAAAAAAATTAAATGGGGCGCAGATAATTGCGCCCCAACTGGTTGGATTGTGTATTATATATTTTAAGCCAACGCACCAACAGATACCGCCGATTCAGAAACTGTTATTTTCTTTATGGCTGTGCTGTCCGATGCATTGATAATGATAATATCGCCAGTATTCATTAATGTAATAACATTATTGAAATAACCACTGGTGCTAATCGCCGTCATTGTTTCGTCTGCGACATAGTGCCACAAAGTGAAACCATTTGCATACGCAATCACAGATAATTTTTTATTTTGAAATGCCATCTGTTTTTCCTTTTGGTTGTTTTGTTAAAGCGTTAAATTTATGCATTATCTTTGCATTTGACACGAACGATACCGTCTTGGTCAATCAATACGGCACCTTGGGACATGCTGTTGCTGATAAAGTGCGCTGCACGATCACCATGCCAAGAAATATCTGTTTTGACCTCTTGACCGCATGCATGACCGATACTGGACGCATGATATATAAAGCAACTGCGTTGTGTTGTGCTGGCAAGTGGTAAATCGTTGTGCAAAATCCATGTAATGCCCATCCATTTGCGAGCCTCGTATCCGTTTATCATTGGATATGAATCACCAACATAATCAGCTGACACAAATTCATTTATGCCCAATAATTCGTTCCATTGATGCACACCAACCACAGCAAATCTGCGACCGTCATCAGGAACATCTTTTTCATTTAATTTTTCAATTGCATTTAAAATTAATGTTTTGGTTAAACCTGTTGAAAAATCCCCAACATATGCAGTGGCATTATCCATGGCGCTA